CTTGCCGCTGCATATCCTGCTGTTTTCGCTGGGTTGCGGTCAGCTTGGCCAGCTTCTCATCGAGCTGCTGCACCTGCGCCGTCGCCCTGGCATAGGCCGGTGCTGCTGGATTCACCGCGACCCGGAGCGCTTCCCAGGCGCTGCGTTGCCGCTGCAGGCTGCTGACGCTGCCGTTGCTTGCCGCCGTCACCCGATCGATGGTGATGAACAGCTCGGCAAGGGCGCCCCGTGTGCGCTGGCTGGCTTGCGCGGTGGCATTGCTGGCCACGCCGAATTGAGGGCCGGCGTAGTCGCTGGCGCCACCGAACGCGGCACGGCGAGAGCGATCGACGCCCATGATCAATGGCCGCTCGCCGCCGCCAGCGGCAATGGCTGCCCTGGCACCGCCGCCAAAGCCGCGGCTATCAATTGCGCCTTGGAAGGCGGTCTGCCCTGCTGCTGGGAGGGCCAGCGTGCGAGCTGGGGCCCCAGCAAATGCCGGTGTGTATCGTGCCCGCGCCAGCAGGCCGGCCTCCAGTGCAGCCGCTGCGGCCTGCTGGGATGCAGCGATCTGATCGAGCTGCCGATCCAAGGCCTTCAGCTGGTCGGCCGCTCGCGCAAAAACTGGCGCTGCTGGGTTGACCGCGTTTTGCAGCGCAGCCCATGCCGTTCGCTGTTGGTTGATGCTGCCGATGCTGCCATTGCTGGCAGCTGTAACCCGGTCGATCTGCAGGTACAGCTCAGCCAGGGCGCCACGGGTGCGCTGGGCGGCATCCTGTTGTTGCCGCAACACCGCATCAGATCGGCTGGCCATCACCTGGCCGATGTCGTCGCGGGTGCCGGCGGTTTCGAAGCTGCCGCCTCGCAGTCGCCGCATGCCGTCACCGACGCCAAAGCCCGCGGCATCGACGCGACCTTGGAAGCTGGTCTGCCCGGCTGCCGGGAGGGCCAGCGTGCGCGATGGCGGGAACGCTGCAGCAGCCCGAGCCGCAAGCGCCGCCTGCCGCTCTGCCTCGGCAGTCGCTTTTACCGCAGCCGTGAGCTGTTGCTGAGCCTCCAGCCGATCGCGGACGCCCTGCACCAGCGCCTTCTGCTCACCCTTGATCCGGTTGATCTCCCGCTCAGCCGACACCACGGCATTGGCTGCTCGACGGGCCTCCGCCGAATCGCTGGGCACCTCGCCCAACCGCTGCAGGTTGCGATCCCTCAGCTCTTGCTGGGCCTCCAATCGAGCGTTGGGCACCTTGTCGTAGATGCGCACCAGATCGCTCAAAACCTTCTGGGCGCCGTCGCTGATGCCACGGAATGAGGCCTCTAGATCGGCCTGCGCTGCATCGGCCTGGCGACTCAGAACCTGATAGACCCCAGCAATTGCCAGCGATGCCACGCCGGCCGCAGCCGACGCTTCAGGCCCGATAGCGCTGATGGCGTTGCCAATGGCCTCGAATGGCCCAGATAGCGCCGTCAGTTTGGCTTGGGCAGCGGTGAGAGATGCCGACCACTGGCCCACGCTGTTGGCCGCTGCTGCCGCCGGTTCTGATAGCAGGCCGCCCAGGGGTTTCAACACCCCAGGCATTGCTGCGGCCTTGGCCGCAATCGCATCGAGGCTGTTGGCCAAGCCCTGTGCGCCGCCGGCCATGCCGCCCAGGCCCGATGCCATCCCCATGCCGGCGGCACCGGCAACACCAGATGCTGCCAGCCCTTCACCGGTGAGCACCACCCGGCCCATCATTGAGCGGGCTAGGTCCTGGCGCATCGCCACAATGTTTTGCACGGCGCCGACCGTGCCCCGCGCCACGTTGCCAGGGGTGACCTGGAGGCCCTTGCTCAGATCGAGGCTGGCGGCCTTCTGGCGCAGTGCGTCGATCTCGCGGCCAACCCGTCGGTAGGCGTCGCCGGCCTCACCTAGCGTCGCCTGCAGCAGGGTGACCTGACGCGACTGCTGAGCGACGGATTCACCTGCGGCCTTTGAAAATAATTTCCAGCCGCGAATCCCAGGCTCCCAGGCCAGCCCGATCTGTACCGCGCGATCTTTGAGTTTGTCTAGTTCTGCCGTGTGCTGGCGAATATCGCCACCACCTCGCCGCATCAATTCTATAAATTCCCGCTGCTCCTGAATTTGCTGACCCAGTGAGTCAGCGTGCGCCTGCCCAGCTGCAGCAGCGCGTTTCAGGTTGTTGGCATTATTGCTAGATTCAATATCTGCGGCTTTGGTAATCGCCGTAAGCCGCTGAATATCGCTGCTCAGTGCATTAAAGGTGCTGCCGTTAATCTCCGCTTGGCTGCGTAGATTCTTTAGCGCAGTGAGCTGCAGATTTATGGAGCGCTCAGATTGAGTATTGGCGGCACCATATTGCAAAACGCTTTCGCGTAATTTTGCTAGTTGCGCTTCGGCCGGCTGCAGGAAATCTTGCAGCTTGCGAATGCTAGCGGCGCCTTTCACCGCCGATCCGCTCAGCCCATCAAAGGCGCCGGTGCTCTGGCCCTTGATCCGCTGAAAATCAGCACCCAGGGCCTTGGCCTCGCCGCCCATCCGCCGCATCTCAGCAGCGCCGGCCTGGGCACCGGTGCGCAAGGCCTGGAGCGCTACCGCCTGACTCCTGGCTGCTGCGCCGGCTCGCGCCGATTCATTGGCGGCCCGGCTGGCTTCCTGCGCCGCCTGCTGTAGGCCGGTGCTGGCATTTTTGGCCGAGCTTTCGACCCCCTGCAACCCTTCGCCCAGCGTCTTGATCTCATTGACGCCAGCAACCTGGGCCGAGATCCTCAGGATTGCGTCTTGACTCACGACTAGGCCTCCTGTGCGCGAAGAGCAGTGAGCGCGGCATGCTCCATCACCCGCAACCGCTCCACCATGGCCCGGTGGTCAGGCACCTCGTAGAGCTCAAACAGCTTGCCTGGGCCCAGATAGGTATTGAGGTCGAGGCATTCTCGACCGTTCATACTGAATTGCCACTGCCCTCGACAGAACATCATCACGGCCTCCCAGTTGGCGGGGAGCACCGGATAATCAATGGCTGCAGGCTCGGGCATGGCGGGGAGTGCTACACCGAAGGCTGCGGCGGCGGCGATGGCGTCGGGAGAGTAAGGGGCTTTTCGCTTACCGCCGGTTGCCCAGTATTCAGCGGCGCCGAGTAGTTTTTTTCTTCGCCTTCAGTGTCGAGGCTTTCGATCCATCTGTCGATAATGGCCCGCAAAGCGCCTTTAATGCTGAGCACTCTGTTCCGAGCAACTTCATCAAATAGCACGGAATTGCCCCCAGGCTCAACGATGTCATCCCAGCCGCCCAGGATGATGTCAACTATCTGCCGATCGGTTCGGGGCTCCCTGGTTTTTTCGTCTTCTGTTAGCTCATCTTGCTGCCCAGCGGCCCGCCAGAAATCAACGAATACATCCCTGATTTGCTGTACGTCCAATCTATGAAACCGCGCCGTAAATTTGATCTCTACTGGCGTGCTGGGGCTGTCGCCCGCCACTTTCCAGCTCACCTCGCGCGGGTAGGTGGGAGACAGGTCAAGAACAAAGGTCATGGTGGTGGTGAGTGGGGATCGGGCTAGAGAGTCTGAGCCAGCAGACGCTTAGGTAAATGCAAACGTGTGGCCATCGTTGCCTGTAGTGCTGGGAAGCAAAATGCCCGGCACCGTCATCATTACCACCCCGTTGTCGCTGCTATAAGAAGGAATCAGCGTCTTGGCCCTGGCAGCTGCAAATGCCACGCGGTTGCCGTTGGTAATGCCTTGGGTGACACCGAGGGCCCCAGTGGTATTAGTAAGCGCAGCTGCAAATGGGTCGAATACCGATTGCAGCGGGGCCTCGTAGACGGCTTCGAACATCGTGGTCTGCATACCGGTGATCAACACCTCTTTGGCGCCACCTGGCCGGGAGTTATAAATCGTGTCATTTGTCAACGTCACCCGGAAGCTTTGCAAATACGGAGCGGTATAACCCGCAATGTTTATGTTCAGCGTATTGCCCAGGGTGACCGGTAGCGCAAGCGGCGCTGTAGTGGAGAATGTATAAGTAGGCAGCGCCGTTGTAACGGGGCCTGCGTAGATTCCAATGCCCTGGAAGGTAAAGTAGCCCTTATCGTTATTAACCAGCTCAAATGTCACTGAAGAGCCGCGCCAACCGGTGACGGCGTGGCGGGAGCCGTTGTACCAGATGTGGCAAGTGACGCTAGTAGCGGCGGCGCCAATTGTACTAATCTCGGAATAAGTATTAGACGTGGTGGCTACAGTAGTCAGCGCGTGGCGGGTGGCCTGTAGCAGTGGGCCATAGCGCGGCGCAGTACCGGCGGCGCCGCTGCCGTTGACCTCCACCTTGAAATTGACCGCGTAATGCTCGCCGACAACCATTTGCCGCTGGCCGCCCATAAACGGCCGCACCAGGCTCTCGGTGATAACTTCCCCGCGCATCTCGGGGATTACCGGTTCAACGCAAAGAATAGCGTCATTGGCTGTAGGAACAGCATCGACGCCATAGGCGGTCTCCAGCTTGACCAGCGCTAGGTTTTCAACTGCAAAATTGGCCATGATTATTTACCGAGGGCTGGGGTGGAGGGCTTGGTAGGCTTGGTAGGCTCGGGAGCCTCCGCGGGCAACGCAGGCTCTGTGATGAGCGTGCGCTTCCCGGTCGCAGGGTCGAGTTCGTAGCTGCCGCCGTGGCCAGCAGCAAACATTTCATCTGCAGTCAGGCTAGCCACTCCGATCCCCCTAGATAGTTGCGGTCGGGTCGTCGCGCCGGTGGCGGAAACGAACCTCGAACCTCAGCCTAGCGATTCCGATCTCTCCCACGGCACGATCCCACTCTGTCCCGTCGGGCACGATGTCCCAGGCCAAGCTTCCCAGGGTGCGGGGGCTGGCCATCAGCCGCTGACTGATTTCAACGCGGATCGGATCGGCCAATGTGCTGAGCGGCCGGCCTGAGACGCAGATGTCGATGAAGGCCTTCAGCCGGCAGTCCACCACGGGCACCGTTCCAGCGCTGCTGATCTCAGCGTCGCAGCTCAGGATCAGGCACGGGCATTCGTCGCGGCTGGGCGGCTCCTCGCGCTCGCGCCAGATCCTCGTGCCTACCTGCGGCACGCCCTGCAGCAGGGCCTCGACGGCCACCATGATGCGCTCACTGATGCTGCTGGTCATGGCCGGCGGCTATAGGGGTCAGGGTCGAGAGTCCGAGCGCCAGGGGTCAGCGCATGCGGCTGTAGGGGAACGCACGACGCGCGGCGCTCAGCACCAGCTGTAACACGCTGTTGCTCCGCAGCCTGCTCATGCCAATCAGCTCGCTGGTGACAAACAGCGCCAGGCCTGCATACTGCGCATAGTCGCTGGAGATGGTCATGGAGTGCCTCTGTCTGGCTACAGGCTACTGCCAACAGCCGGCCAGCTCACAGGCCGCCATCCCTCAGTCGTTCGTCGTGGCGGTCGGCGACCTGCTCCAGTCGGTTGATCTGGCTCTGCTGGTTTTTTATCACCTCCAGGATCTTGCTCTCGAACGAGCCGAGGCCCCTGGCGATTTTGAACAGCGCCGTGGCGCCAGCGGAGCCCACCCCCAGCAGAGACAGGCCCAGTGCCGCAAGCGCAATCATGGCATCAACTCCCATGGCCTCAGGCTAGCGAGTCTGAGGCTGACTCACCATCGCCGGGTTCCGGATTCAGCTCGGGCAGTCGAACAATGGTGGCCGTGCCGTCAAGGTGCAATGTGACATCCCAGGGGGCCATCAGCTGCAATCGGTCGGCAGTGCAGCCTGGAGAATATTTTTCCAGCAACTCGCACAAGTCAGCGGACAGCGCAAACATTCCAGCCGCTGTAATCCCTAACTCCGCGACCGTTGCCGGTGGATCTGCGCATTGCCAAATTTTGTCCATACCCATTTGCCATGCGTTCAGCATGGAAGTAAGCGTGCTGAGTGCTATAGTCTGCACTTCTAGCGCGGCTCGTTTTGCCTGGGCATTGCTGCTGAGGGCTTGAATCGTATTCATGGGTTAAAACCTTTCAGAAGTACATAATTTAGGATTGTAGTGCCGCCAGATCCGGCGGTAACGACAATCCCCCGAATAGCCTGGGTGTGTACGTTGGCGACGGTAACGCTCATCGGCGTTGCCGCGTTTGCCGCAAGCGCATTGCCAATGTTGTACCACGCGGCTGTTGGCGATTGCCAATCGTCCTCCGTGCCCTGCATTTGAACTACCGGGGCAATGGTGCCGATAGCGTCAGCCCTGATTACCATTTGCAGGTTGCGGCAATCGCCAACAATCAGAGCTGGCGTCACGGACGAGGCTGTAGTTAGCGATATGGTGCGGTCATAGCGCTGGCGAATAACACCAGGCGCTGCATTAAAGACAAGGCGAACAATTGAGCGCGTGAGCTGCGTTCCAGTGTTTAGGGTTTGAACGTAGCGCCACCTGTTGCCACCAAGAATCAGCACTGGAGACCTGTACTGGCCATTTGCTGTAATGCGCGGCAAATCATAAATAACATACCAGGTTGCGCCAGAGTCGCCGGATTGCTCAATCCTAAAATCGGCCCAGGCGTTTGCCCCTGATATGCTGCTTATTGAAATCTCAACTGCAAAACCAAGCCCCGAACCCGGCGAGATGTTGGCTGAAGTTACGCTGGCGGATATTGTCGCTGAACCAACGTCAGTGGTGGGGGATGTTGTCGCCAGGGAAAAAACTGAGCCGGACACCGGCACGATTGCTTGGACGCTAGGCGTAAATGATGTTTCACTCCATCGCTGTAGACTAACGTGAACCGTGCCCCCAGTTGTTGCGGTAGCCAATCGCAATCTAAACCACAACGCGTAAACGCTTGTGTTATAATTACCTACGGCAAACGTCGTAGGAACAGCGCCAGATGTGGCATTTATTAATTGGGCAGTAAATACGCCAACGCTGAAAGAGCTATCTGGCGCCCACTCTGCCACAACCAGGCCACCTGTGCCTATTGAAAAACACTGCATCGACAGCATGCGCGTATTGGCGCAGTCGATTGGGCCGATCAGAGTTGTGTTGACGCTCAGCGGGCCAGGAGTTGCCTGCTGGTAGACCGAATTGATAGGCGCGGCCGGCGACGCAACAACAGGCAACGCCGTGCCGCCGCTGGCGCCCTGCACCGACAACACATCCCCGCTGGGGGTTCCGGGAACGCCAATAGCTGGCTGTCTAGCGGCTGTGGCCGCGCCGGTCGGCAGGCTGGGCTCCACCAACAGCCGACCACTGCTCAGCTCGGCCGGGAGCCGATTCAACAGCGCCTGGTAGAGCACCTGCACTAATCCTGCGAGGCCGCTGGCGCCAGTTGGCAGGGTGGGGGCATCTGTGCCGGTGACGCCCAGCCTGCCGTCAATGCTGCCCAGCGCAGCATTAGATGCCGCCTGGTTGGTGGCTGTGGATGCATCAGTCGCCAACGACGGTTCAACCTGCAGCCGCGTGCCGGATAGGGTCAGAATTGGCAGCCTCTCAGTCAGCTGCACGTTGGTCAGAGGGCCAGAGACCGGCTGAGTTGTCTGCCAAAAAGTCCCTGAAACCGGCTGAGTTGCTGGCCAAAACGTTCCGCTGACTGGCACTGGCTGAGCCCTCAGCTCAACGTCAGTCAGCGGTCCAGATACGGGCCACCGTCCACCGTCCAGCGGCGGCAATTTGTCGCCGATGCCACCCAGCAAGACATTCCCGGCTGCCTGCAGTGCGCTGGTAGCGCCTATTTCGCTGTCATCAATAACAATTTGCAGCGCATCGCCGCTGTTCATTGCTGTGGTGACGATCTCAAGCGTTAAAACGCCTGTGGTCGCGTTATATGCGCCGCCACGCCCCGACTGTACGGGCAGATAAAGATAAATCTCATTAGAAGTATTGACAATGCTGACAATCTGTGCCTGATGCGTTGGCCTCGTAGATCCCGCTGCAAACGTCACCGTTCCAGCCGTTGGGCTAAACGTAAACAACGATGGGTCGAGCGGTGGCTTGCGCATTACTGGAACACGGATAGGTAGTAAGAAAAACCCACGTCTTCATTGGCGGGAGGTGGGGTTTCGTCAGTGGGCATCAGGGGCACGATGCACATCGCCCCGTCATCAATTGGACGAGGCTTGTACTCCACCTTGAAAGTGACGCCATCCACCGTAATAATTTGGCCATAAACAAGATTGCCAAATGTGGCAGTTGGTGCCAACAGCGGATATTCAACGTAGGCAAGATCGCCGCCCAGAGCAAATTCACCGGACTGGTCCAGGATGCCGAGGCCCGTCACTGTTCCCGCCACAACCGGCTTGCCGAAGTCAGCGAAAAACAAATCTAGGGCCTCGGTAAATGGCATCAGTCGGGGGTTTTCTCGGGCTGCCTGGCTTTGGCGGCAGGGAGCACTGCCTCAATGGCGCCCAGGGCCAGCAGCGGCGCGGCGGCATCGCTGCTCAGGGGGATTTCTGCCCCCTCCGGGTAACGGGCCCCATCGTGGTCAATGGGGCCCGTTAAGACCGTGTAGATGCTGGTGTCTTGTTTGGTCATGGTCAGGCAACAACGTTTGAGAAGAGGTAGCCAACGTCGCTGGCGGCAATGATTTCATTGACGCTTTCACCCACCCGCACCCGCTGAGAACCGCGCAGGCCGATTTTAGGCTCGGGGATGCTGCCGCTCACCCGGTTGCCAAATTCGGCGGTATAGCCAAAGGTTATCACTTTGCCGTTGGTGGTGCTGCCAATAGGGTTTTGATGGAGCAAAGCCATGTGCTTGCCCCATACCCGCACCAGGCTGGCTGTCTGGCCGGGTTTGGCGCTATTGATCCAGGCCTCGCCCACCAGGATACGATCAAGCTCCAGTAGCTCGGCCACGGCCTGCAGGGTGGCAGGTGCTCCAGCGCCATTACTGGTCAATGTGTTGCCGGTGCTGGAGGGGGCCAGCGCTGCAGTAATTTTGGGGTGAACCTTAAGGCGGCTCCATGCCTGTCGGCCAATGACTCCAATATTGGGAGGCATCAACATGCCATCTCTGGCGGTGTTGATTGCGGTGTACGGATCGGAGTTTGCGAAGTCGCTCCATTGCGATGTACCGCTTAACGTTGCACGGTTGGCGGCTGGGTAGTTAGATGCAGTAAAGTACAACGTAGCAACTCTTTGTTCCCTGTCCAACGCCACTAAATCCGTAAGTCCTTCGACTGCAGTCCCTAATGGGTCAAAGCCTGCCGGTGCCTTTTCGATGTCATCATTAGGCACCAGGTCGTCTAAGCCATAGTCTCTGACGAAGCCAGTTTGATCGCTGCCGCCAAATTGCACTTCGTTGGGCTGGGAGGTGCGGCCAACCATGGTCTCGGGCACCGTAAAGGCTTCGTCTCGATTTCGCAGAAGCCACTTAAATTCTGGACTGGCGACGCCAACGCGAGGCGATACTTCGTCAGCAATATATCTTTTGTTGCTGTACGCAAGTGAAATCCCCGTGCGCTCTTGATCAATAGGAAAGGGAAAATTTTGAAAGGCCATGGATTAGTCAGCGAAGGATTGTTTGATGCTTAAATAGTTCAGCCTTGGAAAGATCCAGGGATCAGCAGCACGGGCCCCTTGTCGCCCAGCACCCCAGAAGCCAACGCAATGCCACAGGTGCGAATGTTCGTGCCGGCTGCCGCTGTTGCAGTAACGGCTCGGCCTACCGAGTCCGAGGTGATCAATGCACCGCGCGTGATCGTGCCTCCGAAGTCCACGGTGGCAATGCCAGCCAAAACGACGTCAAATCGCTCGCCTGATGCACAGCCAACTTCATCGCTTGCGCCCACAATGAAATCGGCAACAGCAGCCGCTGGAATCATGGTGCGATCGTCGGTGCCAAATTTGATCAAGCGATTGGCTGCAATTGCAGCGCCAGCTATAAATGCTTTTTTCAGTCCTGCGTTGCGCAAGGTCATGGGAATTGCCTCGTTAAGAATTTAGTCGGAGTGGTAAATCAGACTTGAGCAAACTCTTGCTTGGCTTTGGCCACCGCAGCAGTTGCGGATAGCGTTCGGCCCTGGGCCTGGGCCTCGGCAATCAGCTCCCTAGCCCGATCTGCCAGCTGTACGCCATTCACCTCGGGCTTTGGAGCCTGAGCCTCTGCCTCCAGGCCTTCAGGCGCAGCAGCCTGCGGCACCGCATCAATGGCATCATCCAGCCGGGACTGGCGGTGGTTGGCCTGGCGCAGCCTGTCAGCGGCGATCACCCGCATGGCAGCCTCAGGCCCGGAAGTCTGGCCGTCAGCGGCCAGCTGCTCAATCAGCGCCTCATGGCCAGGCAATACCTGCTGGCGCACGGCGGCGATGCGGTCGCGTTCGCCAGATGCGCCCTCGTCCCGCAGCACGGCTGCAGCCTGGGGATTCTTGGCCGCCCACTCGGCGGCAGCTTGGGTGGGGTCCATAGATGCTCGTCTCAGGGGGGGTACGACAACCGACGACCTGGCGGCCGTGGCTGCCCGATCGTTTAATTCGGCAATTACAGTCTCCAGGCTAGCGATTCCATCCGCCAGGCCTGCGTCTACAGCCTGCTGGCCAATGAACACCCGAGCATCGGCCATATCAGCACGCACTTGGTCGACGGAGGCACCACGCTGAGCCGCTACATCGCCCACGAACAGCGAGTAGAGATAGTCCACCTGGTCTTGCATCGTCTGCCGCCCCAGCTCGCTTAGCGGCTGGTGGGGGCTCATAGCGGCCTTGAACCGGCCGGCAAATATCTCGGTCGTTTTCACGCCTAGCGACGCCTCGCGCTGGCTTTGATCGGAGTGGGTGGCGATCACGCCGATACTGCCCACCGGGTGAACACTGGAGCCCAGGTAGACCCGCTCTGCTGCTGAGCCAATCCAGTAGGCGGCGGACGCCATCGCCCCGTCAACCCAGCTGGCTATGGGTTTCGCGGCACGGGCCGCCATCACTGCCCCTGCTGCCGCCGGTGTGCCGCCAACAGCGCCGCCGGGCGAATCCACCAGCAGCACAATGGAGCTCACCGCGGGGTCGGCTGCTGCGGCCTGCACATCACGAACAAACAGCTCGGCGCTGGTGCCGCCGCTCACCTGGGCCATCAAATTCATTCGCGGCGCGATCACGCCTCGCAGGGGGATCAGGGCCGCCCCGTCCTGCACCTGGTAGCCCTGGGGCTCGTTTTGCAGCTTGCGGCCAAGCCGGGCCTCCGCCGCCTCGATGTCAATCGATTCGCCCCGCAGGTGGTGTGCATAGATCGCCTGGATTTCCATCAGGCGATCGGCGTCAATCGCCCAGGGCTGGTAGAGAACGTCGAGGATGTTCATGGGTTAATCGAGCTCGGTAGGGTCTTCATTCTCGCCAGGATCGTCATCCTCTGGCTCTGGCACGCTGCCGGCAGGGAGCTGGGGAGGTGCCGCGCCTGGCTGCTGCAGCAGCACTGGCGCCTCTAGGCCGCCCTCAACGCGCTCGGCTGTCACTCGGACGCTGGTGCGGTGGTTGGCCTCCCAGTCGCTGCCGTCGTAAGCAAGCGATTCTTTTGGCAGCGTGGTGAGGCCAATCTTGATGCGTTTCTCAGCTGCGTTGGCCTCCTTGAGCGGATCCAGGGCCCCCGGGCCGTCGCCACTCCAGCTGAAGCCGAGCCAGGCGGCACGAATGAACGGGTCGGAGAAAAAGCCGGGGGCTTTCAAATGACCCATGGCCACGCCATCGGCAATGATCTCTTCGTAAACCGGCCCGCCAAACCTACTGGAGAGCCGAGCACGGCGCACCTGATAACCGCGCCAGGCATCCATCAGCGCGGCGCGAGACGCTGAGTAGCTGGCGTTGAACGATTTAAGTACCACCTCGCGCGGCAACCCAAGGCCTACAGCGATTTCGTTATTTACAGCTTGAAAGAACTGTTCAAACACCGGGTTAGGTCGCCCTGGTGATGGGCTAGAGATCGTTTCGCCGGGGAAAGTATTGATAACCTTGCCAGACTTAAGACCGCCGTCCCAAGACTTTGCATTCTCGATATAGGTTGCTTTTGATGCGTCATCAAATAATCCGTCAAATGCTTCTGCGTCCATTGTTGCAAACACGGCAAACACTGCCGCATTCACTGCCGCATCTACCTCTGCGTCGCTATAGCGATCAAGCTGCTTCAGCTTTGCGATCACTGGTGCCAGCCAGGGCACGCCACGGGTTTGGTTGGGGCGTTTTTTGTGGAACAGATGCAACACCTTGCGGCTGCCATTGGCGGCATAGAAAGGCCGTTCAATCCACTGGGGCGGCTTGCCGCTGATTGTTCGGCCGGGATGGCGGTCTGCTATATGAATGCTGGTGGCAATGCCGTCTATTTTTGCAATCCCCTGGGTCAATGCATCGGTATCCATCGCATGGTTGGGATTCGATACACGATCGGCTTCAACGATCTGCACCGCAATACGATAGGGCCAGTTCTTGGCTTTTGACTTCACCAGCAGCGCAAAGGCATCGCCTGATTCCAGCTCAGCGCGAAGCGCCAGGTCCTGCAACTCGTAAAAATTCTGGCCTTGGTAATAGTCTGCAAATTGCGAGCCCGCCCAAGTATTAAAATACCGCTCAAATTCACCTTGGTATTTACTGGCTTCGTCGTCGCTGAGCCCTAGCAGCTCAGCATCGATCCTGCTCTGCACCGTCAAGCCAGTGCCGACCACATAGGTGGCCATGTTCTCGATCGCACCGCTAGCAATCGGCGCGTTGCGAGCCATGTCCCGCGACCTGCCGCGCATCTCCCGCAGGTCGTACGCAATGTCGCTATCTGCATCGCGGACGCCAGGGGTCCACCCGGCAAAGCGTTCGCTGTAGCTGCCGCCCACATAGCCGCCCATCCGCGCCATGGTGGCCCGCGACTTCTCGCGCTCGAGCGCCCACTTCGGGGAGATCCGATTGATCAGTCGCTCCAGGATCGGCGGCTTTGGCTTCTGGTGTTCCATCAGAACAGCGGCGAGGGAGTGATGGAGCGGCCACGCGATTGCCGGGCGCTCAGTTCCTGCACGCGCCGATTCCAGAGCGTGATGCCGGCCTGCACCGTCTCCAAATCGGCTCGCTTCATGCGCCGGGCGCCGATCGTGTACTCCTGCCCGTTCAGGATCGCCGTCTCGGCCGCTAGGTAGGCGTCGAGCTGCGTCTGTGCAGTTGCTAGCGAAATTCCTGCCATGGCATCAGACTAGCTAGCCCGAGTCACCGCTTCCAACCAGCAAGGGACAGGCCCCCGCCAACTGACTGGCCGGACTGTCCCTGCGCTTCCAGTTGATCCCACATCGTCGCCCGGTTGTAGCGGCGGGCAACCAGCTGCAGCGCCGCATAGGCCATCCTGGTGCAGTCGCCGGCCTCATCGCGGGAGCCGTTGGGGAGTACCCAGCTGTAGGTGGTCTGGCCGTTGTGCCGTTTGGGCATGCGTTTCCACGGGAACAGCTCCGCCAGGAACTGATCAGTCGAGGCCTCACCAAAATGCAAATAGCCGGGGCCTGGTTGTTCGTTGCGCAGCCGGCCCTGCAGGTGATTGATGCTGGCGTCGTAGCCGATGCCATAGAGCAGCACGCCCTTTTTCACGATGCTGTGGTTCTTGCGGTTGACATCCACGGCCACACCTTTCCCGAGCAGCGGCTTGCCCTTCTGAGGCGCCCCTTTCATCGGCACCCAGTTGGCAGTGCGGCCCCGGCACCAGTCGCGCACCTCATGAGTGGCATAGCCGCCGTCGTCAATGCCGCCCATCGCCAGCCGCATCTCCGCGCCATCGGCCCTGACCCACTTGGTTTTGGCGATCTGATCCAGCTGCGCCAGCGTCTCGGGCTGCTGCGGGTCGCCATCGATCTCCCAGTGGCCCAGGTGCCAGCCCTCTTCACCACGGCCCCAGCCCCATACCGTCACCACCAACCGCTCGTCTGAGGTGCCGCCGCCGCCCTGCACGTCAACGCCAGCGGTGATCAGCAGCACGCCATCTGGCACCGTGCCAGCCGGGTAGCCGTTGCCGGCGGTTTCGTTGCGCCTGCGCTCGGCTAGGCCGTCGCCGGTCAATTTGCCGCTCAGCGTGTCCTCCCATGGCTCGCCTAACACCGTGTTGTGATAGGTCTGCATTGCATCAGGGTCGCCCTTGCGCATTGCCTCCAGGGCCTCGGCGTGCTCGCGCACCAGCACGGGCCAGCTCGCCGCTGGGGAATAGCTGTAGGCGGCCCAGATGTGGAAGCTCACCAGGCCCGGCTGCTGGCTAACAGCCGTGGGGCGCCACTCGCCGCGCTCCACCATCCACCGTTTTTTGCTGTGGGGGATCGGCTCGGCGCAGTTTTCACACCCGTAGTGGCCGGCGTGCTCGCCCTCGCGAATCATCTGCTCCCAGCGCAACACCTGCATCACCTGGCAGAACGGACACGGCACGAAATAGCGCCGTTGGTCGCCCCTCAGGAACCATTCCTCGGTTTTGCCACCCTTAAAAATTGGAGTGCCGCCTAGGCCGATCTTGCGATCCCAGTAATAATCGGCCCTGTTGCGGCCTAACTTGATCGGATCGCCTTCATCGAGCTTGGGGTAGGCGTCCACCTCATCAAACAGCACAACCTTGCGGCTTTTGCGTCGGAAACTGCGACCGCTGGCAGCGTTCACAATGTCAACCAAGCCGCCGTTGCTCAGCTGCTTTAACAGAATCGTGTTGCTGACTGTATTGCGAGCTTTGCTTTCGGAGATTAGGCCACGCAGGCAGGGCGTATTTTGAAACAAGTCCTTAATTTCTTCTTTGCTATAGCCCTCTGCGTCTTCTTTGACCGGCTGCACAATCATCACGGGGCATGGATCCTGATGGCTGAACAGCTGAATCACCACGCCCAACATCTTTGTCCAGCCAATTCGAGCGCTCTTCATAATCGCCACCGTCTCCACAGCTGGGTCGGTGAAGGCGTCGAGGATCTCGCGCTGATAGGGGAGCGTGTTCCACCGCCCCTTCTCAGCAGCGTTGCCGGTCATCACCGCAAACTCGTCGGCGTACTCGCTCAGCCGCAACCGTGGCGGCGGCTTGAGGCCGGCCAGGATCTGCCTGGTGAGTTCGGCCGGATCGGCGGTGATCATGCTGCGCAGCCTGAGCTGAACAGGTCAATTTGCTTACCACCGATGCAAGCCGGCGACAGCCACAGCCGCTCCCTGCGACCGTTCAGGCTGTTCGTGCTGTAGCCAGCCCCTCCGCCCGCCTTGCCCTCGGCGACGCTCCACCCGTAGGGCAGCAGAGCATCGTGCTCGGTGTCGTAGCCGCAGAGGATCACGCGCAGCTCACGCGGAGCGGTCAGGCACCAATCCCGCACGGCCAGGGCCACGCCCTCGGATGATTCGGCATAGAGATCGCCGGAGGTGGCGTAGGGCGGGTCCAGGAAGATCGCCCGCGTGCCATCGCCGCCGGTGCCGCTGCGGATGACGGATGGCTTGACCACCCGCTCCCATGATCCGCAGGTGATGCGCACGCGGCGGAGGCGATCAGCAAGCTGCCCCATGTAGGCCTCAAGCTGGCCCCGCCCCGCATCCCCGAGGTGCGGCAGCTCGCGGTTGACGCCCTGCCCCGCATTCCCGAGGTGCGGCAGCTCGCGGTTGACGCCCTGCCCCGCATCCCCGAGGTGCGGCAGCTCGCGGTTGACGCCCCGCCCCGCATTCCCGAGGTGCGGCAGCTCGCGGTTGACGCCCTGCCCCGCATCCCCGAGGTGCGGCAGCTTGCGGTTGACGCCCCGCCCCGCATCCCCGAGGTGCGGCAGCTTGCGGAGATGGCCATCCACCACCCGCCATGGACCAGACCCAAACGGGTCGCCGATGCCGCAGGCCACCACATACAACCACCACCCGGCCGCCTTGGCGTCGTGCGCCTCAGGATCGCCTTCCATCCACGCCACCAAGTCGGGTGTGCGGCGCTGCTGCAGCCAGGCCAGCCGGGCGTGATAGTCAATTTCAGTTACTGGCCCCCATGCGTGCCGGGCCACCTCGGCTGGGCTGAGCTGAATGGCGCGCCAGGTGTTGACCAGCCAGCCATCGGCATCGTTCAGCGTTTCCACCCGGCGGCCCTTGAATGGCGGCCTGGCCAGCAGCACGGCGGCCGATCCGGCGAACGGCTCGACATAGCCGGACGGGTCGCCAAGGGCTTCCCAGATGCGCGGCGCGGCGCGGCGTTTGCCGCCGAAATAGGGGAAAGGCGCGGCCAGCGTCATGCCGTCAGGTCTCCAGCCGCCAGCTCTTCCAGTGCCTCGCGGATCAGCAGCGTCAGCAGCTCCACCTCTTCCAGCTCCAGATGCGGGATCCTTTGTTTCGCCGCGCTGGGCACCCCTAGCAATCGCGATCGGGTGATATTCACAGCGCTGCCCCAGGCCTGTTCTGCATCCTCGCGGCGAAGCAGCTGGCCTTCCTGCGTCTTGCGTTGCAGCTCTAAGAGGTTGGCCTTCTCGTATTCGCTGCGGGCGCGGCTGACCGTGTAATCGGGCAAATCTTCGGGCGCGTCGCTGGGCAGTTGCGCGGGGTGGCGCCGGGGTGGCGCCGGGGTGGCCTTATCCGATGGCTCGCTGCGCTTGGCAGCCGGCTGCGACGCCGCGACTTGATCAGGCGCCACCCGCGCAAGGTACTCGCTGACCAACAGGTCGCTGTCTACCAGCAGCGGCTTTTCTCGGACAATGCATCGACTGCCCCGCAGTGCGCCTTTTTCGCAAAGCTTTTCAAGGTTTTGCCTGGTGCATTTACGCCGGGTTTGGCCCACGATCAGATCGGCGCCCGCTTTGCTGTTGATCGGAGTTGCCATTGCAACCACTCTAGCCAGGCAGCCGCAACCGGTTGCAAGGGTTGCGGCTGCCGATGCTGAGGCAATCAGGCCAGAGCCAGCGCAAGCTGCTGTGGCGGCGGCGGGCAAGTCGCGCAATGAATGCGCCGCATCCGCAGCTCATCAAAGAACGGCTGAGCTTGATACCACTCGCTCATCTCCCTAGCGCGTTTGCTGCTATTGCAAGATGCGCAAGCTGGCACGATATTGTAAATTGCGTGAGCGCCCCGGGCGGCTATAGGCTTTACGTGCTCGATCTCCATGTCACCGCCGGAACCACAATAAGCGCAACAATCGCCAAACTCGGCAAACCGCTTTCTAATTGCCGCTACAGAGACTTTATCCACAGTTTGCAGCTTGCGCATTTGCGCTTTTCTGCGTTTTGACTTTTCTCGATTGTACAGCCTGGCAGCCGGGCAAATTTGATACTTGAGCCACTGCTTATCTTTATAGTGTTTTCGGCAATACGCCGTTCTCTCTTTTGGATTTTCGCGCCAATAGTTTTGCTGCTGTATATACACTAGCTTGGCCACGCTCGGGGTGGACTCGGCTTTTTTGATGGCTGCCATTAACGGAGCTAGCTCCCTTATGACGCTTTGTGGCTTGGCTCCATCGGTGCGGATAGGTGCAGTGCCCCTGGCGGTCAGCCCTTGCTTGCGCAGCTCCTCCTTTCGTCTAATTTTATACTTGGCCCTATTCTTTTTCCTTTGCTGCGAAACTCGATCACACTCTAAGCACCTGCGCTGATAGCGTAAAGATAGGTCTAACCCCTGCCACTTATGCCCTCTAGCGCAAAGAGTGCTTAGAGTAAAGTGTTCTTCAAAGCCCATGGCGGCATTGTCGATAAACGGAATTAGCCAATGCCGCCGTCGCCCTGGCTTCCTTTCGCAACCCACGCATTCACCGTGCAGGGCTGGTTGAGAAAGGTTGATCCTGCGCAAGCTTTGCCCACTCCCTGGCCATTCGTGGCCAGGGAGTGGGCAAAGCTTGCGCAGCCAAAAGCAATTTTCGTCGAATGCGTAAATTAGTTCCATCGACCTGTGTCCGCAGGTTGATCAGGGTCGGGAGTCTCACCTCGCCGGCCCATCCAATTATACGGAACCCTAAGACGCAACCTTATCGAGAGCCGTTCTCAAGAGAAAGCGCGGGCTGCGAGTGCACCCACGGCTTAGGGCCCTGGAAGGACCCGGAACGATTCTCATTCTCATCCTGCCCGCTCGACGCATGCCCTGCCTGCCCTGCGTGCGAATGATTCTCGATCTCATCTTGCCGTCGCCAGTGCCTCGGCCATGCGTCGGTTCATCAGGCCAGCCCAACTGGCGTTCACCGATTCGCGGGCGATGCGCTCGATGGGCCAGCGGCGGGGGATGTTGGGCAGGTTGTTGAAACGCAGGATTGAACGCACCTCTTTCTGTTTCCGGCCCCTGCGTTCGTAGATGCCGGGGCCAAGCTTCCCTCGTCGATCCTTGATGGTGAAGTAGGCGGCGCCGCCTTTGAGCGCCTTGATGGCCTGAGCCTTGCTGATGTTGCCGGTAGCGTTGCTGATAGTGGCGTCGCGGCCAGGACGCCATGCGGGGGCAATGCCGAGGCGGCGCTCAGATGGACGCTGAGGGCGAATTCCGCCCTGAATAGACGGCAGCAAATAGCTGCGCTGGATAGGCCTAAGGTCTAGCTCTACGGTGAGATCGGTCTTGCTACTGTATCGCGAGACGTAATAACCTCGCTGCGTAAATCTTGTAGGGCGATCGAAATATTTACCCGTTGAATTATTAAGATCGGCGGCGGCTTGCTTGGCTACATCGTTGAGCGCTCGGCTGGCAGCAAATGGAATCTGGCCATGGACGTATGCGACCCAGGCCAGGGCCTGATCTATGCCGCTGCTGTCAACGCCCATGGTCGTGACTGCCATCCTGATCCCCTGCTGCTGGACTCAGTCTGCCGCAGCGCTTACTGCATGGTCCTGATTTCGATCTGACAGCCCTCTAGCTCGGTATCGGGGCGGCCGGGCGTGCAGTATTCCTTTGACGCCGACATGAACGCCACCTGGCTGTCGTCGGCGAACAGCACGCCGCTTAGTCCGTCCAGGGTGGAGCGGCAGAGCTTGTCCAGGTCAGGCCTGGTGATGTGGCGAATGGGTGCCGAGGGTTTGAGCTGGCCCTTGGCGTTGCGGTGGCCCTTGGGCCTAGTGAAACGGAACGTCAGACGCAGGTAGATCGGGGCGCTGGTGATAGCCAGGCCCGTGGCTAGCGCTTCCTGCCTGACCGCCTCGCGCCACGGCCTGACCTTGGCGCTGCTCTCTACCATGCGGCCACCGCCAACGTGGCGCTTGCTGCCTTGTGGCGCTGGGGTAATGCCGCAGATGTTAAACATCATGGGCATGGGCTATATTCTTGCGCCAGGAACTGCGCCGCATCAGCTAACGTGAGCGGGCGCCCCGCCAGCTGCTCATGCGCCGTCAGCTCGGCTGCAAGCTGTAGCAAAACCTCCTGCGCAACGCGCTGCGGCCAGTCATTCCCGACCTCACCATTCTCCAGCAGCTCCAGGATCGCGGCGGTTAAGCGACCCTCTAGTGTGGCAAGGTCAACGGGCAGCGTGTTGCCGTCGTTCGCCCAGGGGTCAGCGATCATGACTGTGGCCCCCTGATTGTCCAGAACGGAGCGCCCGTGGTGGCGGTGGCGCTGCCGTCAGCTTCGGCCAGTTTCTTGGCGGCCTTGAGCTGCTGCTCTAGGGTTCTGACCGGAGCGGGGTATGCCCAACTCCGTCGCCCTTCGCTATACGAAAACGCCCAGTCATTGTGGCTGAAGCCACCTGGGTCAATTTGGCCGGCTGCTACTCGCCGGTCTAATTCTTCAAGCAAGGCTTGAAGGTTGCCATCGATAGACTTTTGTTCAGCTTTAATGCTGACAATGGCATCTAGCAGCCCATTGCTAGATGCAAAGACGGGGTGAGATACGCCGCTCATTTGATTGCCACGTGAACCAGGGTGGCGAAGATCGCCGTAAAGAACATAAACAGCATCCACTCGCCAGCCTGGCTTTTGCTGCGGCGTGCCTGGGGCGGGATGGCTGCGCTGTGGTCGCGGCGCCAGGGAGGCACGGAGGATTGGTAAACGGTCATGGGGAGATGTGGGTTGGAGTCTAGATGCTGAGCCGCTGCAAGGATAGGGCAGATCAGCTCGGATAACTGAGGCGGTCGTTACGGTTCGTTACGTGGCCCTGGCTCGGGAGGGGGAGGCAGTGCCAGCTAAGGGTTAGGCCTGGGCCAGCGCAGCGGAGACCGCTGGGGGGATCACAGGCTCAATGGGCTGGTCGCCGTTGATGATGTAAGCCTGCTGCAGCACCTGGTAGCCCTCCTGTGTCAGGCACCAGCCGGGGCGCCACAGTTGCGCGGTCTTGGCGATCCAGCCCTGACCGCGCAGCCAGGTGACGTTATTGCGAACGGTCGATGGCATCCACATATCACCCAAAGCTGTGCACAGATCATTGGTGTGGCAAGACTCGCCGCGATGGTGGTAACGAAAGTCGATATAACGAATAATCTCCCTCTTCAATGGTGATAGGTAATCCCAGTTGATCCAATGTGGCCCGACAGGTGGCAGGCTGCGGCGCCTGGGAGCGGCGACGTGGCGCAATGGCGCGGCGGGCTGCTGGAGCTGTTCGAGAAACCAGCCATCCATCCAAACGGCGAACTGCGGGGATAGCCAGCGGGCCAGATCCACGGCGAGGCGTGGGTGAACCCAGGTGCCGCGGAGATGGTTGGGGCCGCTGGTGGTGGTGCGGACCAACTCGGTGGTGGGAAGGCCCAGGGAATCGCTCAGGGCTTGGATGTATTCGGTGGTGCGGTCAAGACGCTGGTAGTCGGCATAGAGCTTGCCGTTGGCCTGGCACATGGCCGTGGCATCGGCATAGCCGTCGCCATCGCGGCGGCTGATGGGTGCGTCGTTCCACGTGCGGACGACGAGGCCTGAGGCGTTCATGGTTGTTTCTGCTGTAGGTCGCCGGGCATCGCTGCCTGACATCTGCAGCATAAGCACATCGGTCCCATGGCTGTCAACAGCAAGGGGTCTATGGGATTTCCCATAGACCCCTTGCCTGGAATGAAACCGGGCCTCCGATACGGTTTCAGGCCGCCGCCTACGCAACAGCGGCCACCGCGTCCAGCCTTACGGGTAGGACCGACCCGGCCATGGTCTCAGGCTAGGGCAATGCCAGGCTCAGGCCTGGGGTGATGCGGGTTCTGAGCCCGCCAGGTAGCCCAGGCCGTAGCCCAGGCCAGGCGGCATTCCGCGACGCTGTAGAGCGGGGAGAACGTCGTAGAGCCGGGCCTAGCCCAGATGGTCTGGCCGTAGTCGTACCAGTTGTTGTGCGTGCTCTCCAGGGCCTGGTAGCCGCCGAGCTGGGCAGCTGTGGAGTAGGTGGCGCCGTTCTCGCCCAACGATTTCAGGTCCGCCAACACCCTGGCCGGACCAGTGGCCCATGCGGGCCGATCTGGCGAGGGGGGCAGGGACGGATCCAGGTAGGCCACATCGAACGTGCCGGCCACCTGGCGGCGAGTGCAGCAGGTGGGGCGCTCGCTGGCGATCACCTCGACCTGAGCCCAGCGTTCGTGGGTGATCAACGGCTGGATCCAGTCGGCGTAGGGGCCGGCGCAGATCTCTGCCATTTCGTAGATGTCGGCCCCATCGTTGCCGTGTCGGCCGAGCCGCAGAAACACCTCCAGCCCTAGGTGACAGCTGTTCCCGCGAGGCTCCCAGGTTGCGCGGGTGGCCTCGATCCTGGCCATGGCGAACTCGCTCTTCAGCACTGACAGGACGCCGGTGACGCTGACCGGGAACTCCAGATCGCCCAGCCAATACCGGTGTTCAGGGTCGCGGCGGTGAAGGCCGGGGATGGGGGGGAGCCAGGGGGTGGAGGTGGTCATCGGGGTCAAGAGGCTGAGGGGGGGGGGTACTAAGTAGGGGCGGGAATCGGGAATTTTTCGGCCAAACGGCAGTAGTGGCGGGCGATCTCAGCTATCAGAGAGCGGGAAAATTTGTGGGAATTCGGAGGCCCATCGGGAAAACAGGCGGGAATGCCGGGAAGGCGTCGGTGAAGGCTCGATTCCAAGGGGCGAAAAATCCCGATCAATTCCCGCATTTTCCCGCTGTTTTCCTGATTTCCATTTCCCCAGATCCACTGCACCGCAAGGCATTACAAAGAATAATTCCTGATTCCTTCTCTCTTTAGGGGGAGAGAGAGGTGTGCTGGTTGCTGTGGCGGTTAGCGCCATGGGGTTGGCGGTTGCAGTGGCGGTTAGCGCCATGGGTTGGGGGTGCCCTGGCTGATCAGGTTGAGGGCCCTTCTGCCGGCTGGCGTGAGCTTCCAGGCGGTCCCGGCCTTGCTGACCAGGCCCCGTTTGCGCAGCCAGGTGAGGTTGTTTCTGATGGTCGATTCGTTGCTGTTTAGTTCGGTGATGATCAGGTTCGTTGCGGTCGAGATCTTGCGCTCGGTGCGCACCTCAATGCAGTCGAGGATTGCGCCGCGGGCGTTGCCGGTGACCTCGCCGCGCGTTACCTCAAAGCCGTCCTCGGAGAGGCGATAGCAAAACTCGCGAGACGGGGAGCCTCTGAGCTTGTGAACGCTCCATTCGTTGCCGGGCCCCCGGTCGGTGACCACACGGGTGAGCTGATGCACGGCGCTGGGGATCTGGTTGATGTTCTGGCTGCCTGCTGCGGCCTGCAGCCCCTTGCCAGCGGCCTTGCCGCCTGCTGGGTGGTGAAGCCATAGCAGCGAGCAATGGCGGCCTACCAGGGCCTGCATGAACCGCATCAGGGTGCCTACCGGGCCGATGCCGAAGTTGACGCCTGCCAGTTCGAGCACCGCCTTTAGGCTGTCGATCACCACTAGCGCGTAGTCGCCCTGTTCGAGTTCGTCGCGCAGCTCCAGGAGGCCCCGGGGTGAACAACTCCACGCGGGGGTGCCCTCGGAGCCCTCAGCTGTCCAGATGGTGAACCCGGCGATCACCTCGGGGTCAGTAGCGACTCCGAGATCCTCGAGGTACTCGCGCACCATTGCCCTGGCGCCTTCGCCGCCGTCGCTGCCAATCCAGAGAATTCTGCCGCTGCGATCAGGGGTGATCTGCTGATCAAGAAATGGCCGGCCCTTGATGATCGAGACGCCCATGGCGGCGGCGGCCATGGTCTTGCCGGTGCCGCCAGCGCCAAATAGCACATGATCGCGGCGCCACAGCAGGAACCCAGGTAGCAGATCCTCAGCAGGCGAATCGAGGGGATCGGCAATTGAGCGGCCACGGCGCGCGCCACTGTGCCCTACCTGCAGTGGGAGGCCCCAGCGGGCGGCCAGCGCGTACATCATGCGATCGTCGATGGCGTCGCCGCGCACGCCCAGGTTCCACAAGTCCGCGCGGGTCGCCTGCTGCTTTGCCCAGGGATCGGAGGGGTCTAGGTGCAGGTCGAGCAGGTGGTCTAGGAGCCGCTGAATCTGTTCATCTCGGGGCAGCTCTTCTGGCTGATCGCTGCTGGCGTTGGGCGTTGCGGCCGCGCCCTGCGGCTGTGGCGGGGTGGGCTGGCTGGGCTTGGGCTGGCCTGGGCCACTGCCGCGTGAGCTGCCGCTGCCAGGGGGGCGCCAGCCGTGCTGCCTGGCATGCCACCAGAACGTCTCGGCGGCGATCCGCTGGCCGCCAGACCTGGCCACCTGCGGGATGTCCCAGTTGCAGGCTTTGCTGGGGCTGTGGGCCTCCATCAAGCCGATAGCCACCTCCGGGGCGTGGCCAGCCTCTGCGCATGCCTGGATCAGGCCCCAGAGGATGTTCCGGTAGTTGCCGTAGGTTTCGTCACCACCACCAACACGGCGGGGGATGTAGCTGAGAGCGTCGCGGATCTGCTCCAGCGGCCTAGGGGGGAATTCCTGCAGCCGTGGCGCGATCGGCGCGATGGGGATCCCAGGGGCCAGTGCGGGCTGGGCCAATTCCAGCTCCAGAACCTGGCTCTGCTCACCTGCGGCAAGCGCGGCTTCGAACTCGGCGAGGGTGTAGCGGTTGCCGGTCTCATGGATGATCGTGGCCTGGCCCGTGGGTTGGCCGGACACCTTGTCGTGGTAGATGCCGCCTGGCAGACGCATCAGGCGGGAGGGGTTGGAGCACTGGGGATCAGATTTGCAATAGGCAATCAGGCGGGCGGTGATGGCGCGCCAGGTGGCCGGGTCGATGGCCGAATCGAGCGCCCAGTAGACGTGGACTGATTTCCCGCCGGTGAGCACCATCACAGTGGGTTCCGGTAGCCCCAGCGTTCGCCAGGCAATCAGCTGATCGGCGATTGAGATCTTGTCCCACTCGGCAAAGAAGGCTTTGCAGCCGATGATGTCCTCGTCGTGGACGCAGCCGGTGGGCAGGCCCTCGCGGTTGATGCCTGTAGCGATGAGAGCAGTGCCGGTGATGAAGTAAACGGACGCGCCATCGGCGCAGTCGGCGATCAGCTCCGCCAGGTCAAGGCCGTGCTGATCAGGTGCCCAACCCTTACGGCTTGGGTCCCGGCGGCGGCGGTTGGCGCCACGGTTGGGGGCAATGGAGCGCAGCCAGACCGTGGCCGGGTCAAGGCCCAGCAGCAGCAGGAACCGCAACGCGGCGTTGCCGTCTACTGCTGGTGGGGTGATGGGCTCAGCCATCATTTCGCCTGCTGCTGCTCAGGGTCGAGAGTTTGAGTTGCGGGATCTGCCTGCATGGCCTGCTCCAGGGCCAGCTGCAGCAACGTGGTGATGGGGATTCCCCGGAGCAGTCGCTGACGCTCAAGCCACTCCCGCTGGGCGGTGGTGGGGCGGAATGTGACGGTGGGGCGGGCCATTGCTGGGTTCGGGGTTCCGAGCCAATGTACTCGGATGCGAGTCGGATCTGCTACTCTGAGCAGATCGGGGCAGTGCAGCGTTGCTTCAACCACCCCGTCTTCCCCGCCTCCAGCCAATCACCCCCCCCCAGCCCCCAGTGACCACCACCACCCCATCCATGGATCTGCCCAACGTGCTACGCCTGCATGCCTTGTGGCGGCGCGGCGGCCAAGACGGCCGCCGCGCGAACCTGGCCGGCGCGGACCTGACCTTCGCGAACTTGGCCGGCGCGAACCTGGCCGGCGCGAACCTGACCGGCGCGAACCTGACCGGCGCGGACCTGGCCGGCGCGAAACTGGCCGGCGCGGACCTGGCCGGCGCGAACGTGACCGGCGCGGACCTGGCCGGCGCGAAACTGGCCGGCGCGAAACTGGCCGGCGCAATTGG